TTGCTGCTTTCTTAAATGCATCAGGTGCAGGATAGTTCTTACTGCCTGGTTTTGCAGGAGTACCACCTCTCTTTCTCTTAGCATGGATGTTATCATATAAACCTTTCTTTCCTTCTTCTAATTCCTCTCCTTCGTGTGGAATTGTATTACCATCTTTATCTTTTTGATGATGCTCTGCTACTACTTCCTCTTCTTTTACACAATTAGGAACAGTCTTACCACCTTTTGTCTTGGTGCCTTTTGCTTTATATCCTTTCCAACAAGTAGATGCACCAACATTCTTACGTGCAGTCTCCATACTACCTTCTACTGCATAAAGTCTTTTTTCTAGAACCCAAATCTCTCCGTCAATTTCATATTCTTCACGCTCAAGAACTTCGTACTCTTCTTTGGTAGCAAGTTGTGCTTTAGGTCCTTCTTTCTTAGCACCTTTCTTTTTCTTGGTAACATCTTCAATCTCAGCACCATGTGACTGAGGCATCATACCATCAAAGGGTGCTTCATGAATATCAGGCATCTGTGTGTTCTGGAAGCAATCACCATCTTGCCAGTTCTTAAAAGATTCCATCAATCCTGACGAGAACTCGTCATTATTTTGTACAGTATTTACAGGTTTTTGATACTTCATCGTTTAAAAGGAGGTTCTTCTCGTATTATTTATAGTTCTAATGTTCTTAATCCACTCACGGAACATATTACCATGCTCCGATATTACAATTGCATAGTTGCCACCAACTCTATGAATGTGTCCTTTGTCTCCTGTGCGGGATGACATGACAGCATCACCTTCTTTAAAGACTTCTTGTTGTCTTTGCTGTTGACGCAGTGCTTCTTCTCTTAGTGTCTTAAAATCTTTCATTTATAATTTTTAGGTAGCGCATTTTTAATCTCTTGCATAAGAGCGCGACATTCACGATCATTTAATGCTCTTGGAATTCCAGAACGAAATGTTTTAAAGTCTTCAGAGTGCGCTGCACGTCTCATCTTAGTTCCAGAAATGGCAAAGGTATCACCATCAGCATCTCTACTTCCAGAAGATTGAATATCAATTGTTCTGAATGAAAACTCAGTTCCATTATATTTATGTAACCACTGCATGGCAGAAACCCTGTCGGAACCTACTAAAAATACTACCTCATTATATCCACCTAACATTAGATCCTGCATAATAGCAACTGGATCTCTAGGACCTGAAAAGATTTTTCCTTTGTGTTCTGGGAACATCTTATTCATATAATATAGTTTTCTATCAGGTGGTAATGGATTGCTACCTTTATTATCTACAGACTGTGAAATGTATATACGATAATCATCACGACCTGCAGCTGACTTTACTCCTCTAAAATTCTCAGCATGACCTGTGGTAGGTGGTTGGAACCTACCAAATGTAAAGTAGCATTTATTACAATTTAACGCCATTGCTTCTGTAAAGTGAAGTTGTTATATGCAAACTCTAAGCGATTAACAAACTTAATCATACTACCATCTTTATGAAGTACATATCCCTCAGGAGTTGTGACCTTATATCCTTTGTCTGTTTGAACGTATGTTCTGAACTCTTCCAAGTGATCAAGTTTATCTATAACCATTTGCTTTACTGTTTGCAGTTCTCGATACAATGACAGCATCGCTTTAAACTTGTCCTTATTTTTTTCAACATACAATTGACTACCATATACAAGATTTCTTTTCTTAGTTAAGTTTGCAATTGTCTTAATTTTTGCAAGTTCTTTATTTGTTTTTTCCTCATAAAAATTCAGCATGTTATACATTGCTTCATCTATGTTACCAATACTACGAGCATTTTTTATTTCATTGTTGAAAAACTGTTTGAGATAAGAAGCAATATGAAACTTAGCATCACCTGTTGTGCCAGTTTCACTGACTAGTTCATCCAAGAAATCACCGCAAGACCTACACATACTTTCTATTTTTGACACGTGTCTGTCAAATGTATTCATTTCTGCTCTAGAAAGTCCAACACGATGCATGGGTGTATCATTCTTAACTACCAATACATCTTCAGATCCATTTATTTTAGCACCAGCTCTTGCTTGCATGTCAGCAATTACATCACCTGTGTAGTGAGTATGGAATACTACCCCAATTTTTGCTCTGCTAGCTGCTCTTCCAATAGAATGAGTAGTAGGAATAGCGTAAGTAATTGTGTTGGGTCTGAAAGTATACAACTCTTCTCCATTTATTCTTTCCCTCCTAATGTCTGATGTGAATAAAAGATCACCTTGCACCACACCTTGAATGTCAAGGGTAGAAAAATAACGAAGAGAAAATTTAAGTTTTTCTGCAAGGTCACCATCATACCAACCATCAATTTGTTCTTCGCTATAACAAAATTTAGGATCATTTTTATTAAACACAGACTTGGTGCCAACAAAAAACATCCCTGTCTGTGGATCTGTACCACATACAACAGAGGGTGCTCCATCCCATTTAGTTTGCATAAAACCAGTGCTTTCCTGATGACCTAACATTTTTTTGAGTTCTTCTAAAAATGACACAGCAGCTTTACAACCCTCAACTCCATAGTTGAGCATTTCATCTTCAAGATGTTCTAGATGTTTTAGTTGTTTAACGTTTGCCATTACTTCTTGTAGTAATCTCCATTGCTGTGAGTAGGATATACACCACCTTGTTTATTTCTAATATTAAATTTGAAATCATAAGATGCAGTTTCAAATATCATATCAATTCTCTTACCTCTACCACCTGCACCACCGTAATTTATCTCAACTGTGTTCCCAACAAGAGATGCAGCTTTGTTCATATACTCTTTATCAATTTCATAACATTCTAATTTTGTACCAGTATAATGAACCATCCAATAACCATAACCAACACCACTCTTGATCATTTCTTGTAATGCTTTTTTACCACTAGGAGATAGAGTAGTTTGTTCAATATGATTATCAACTGTAGTACCAGTAACCTTGCCATAATTAGCAAACACATCTATAAATTTTTGTTGATCTATACCAAACATCTCAAGATATTCCTGACCATCATCAGGTACTTCACCTGCTATTAAACTTGCTTCTGGAAATAAATTAAGTTTACCTTTACCTGTACCTTTAATACCACAGTTGAAAAATGATAGAGTGCTTCCAAATTTAACTGAAAGATATACTGGTTTACCAGCAACTGTCAATGTAATATCTGTAAGGGTAGATCCAATTTCATTAGTAGCAGTAGAACCACCTGCAGAGATAATAATATTATTACCTTTTTTCTTAAGAGGACGTGCTTGGTTTTTACCACCCTCACCTAAAGCTTGAGTAGGTGCTTCTCCATATTTCTTGACCATAGCTTCAACTATTTTGCTAACATGATCTTGATATTTTTTAGGTTTCTTACCAGAACAATGATCAATTAGTGCTTGAGTAAGATCATTTTCATACACATTACCCATATTAACTTTCGTACCACCTTTAACTTGTCCACCAAACTCACCAGTTTTTGTAAAGTCTTCTAGATCTAAGTAAACATCTCTACTACTTACACTGCGAGGTATACCATCACCAGCAATATTACACGTAAACTCAATACCATTTCTACCACGAAACCCTTGCCTACACACCTCATCAAATAACATCTTCGCAGAAAATTCTTTACTAGCATTTCCTTTTATCTCACGAAAATCTTGATAAGGTCTAGTTGTGTGTTTACCTGCACTTTTACAAGTGACAGTAAATCCTGCCACTTCAACAGTACCAATGTCTGTTGAGAAGCGGTTTACTTTTCCATTACGATTTAAAGCTTTATCAAAAAAGGTATCCATGCGATCAAGATACCTTCCACCGTTTCTGAAAAAATCTCCTGCTTTCATGAAAAAACCTCCCGTCTAACTATTTAGAGGGAGGTAATTAATATTCAGTACCACTCTTGTTTTTTCGTCAGTACAACTATATCCAACATGTTTAATATTACTATCAAATATAACTATTCTATTTTCAACTGATTTTACTACTTCTCCTGTCTCAAACTCTGTCCATCCGTTATTAGTATTTACATAATATATTGCTGTCTTTGCATTATTAAAAGGATGGTCTGTATGATAACCACCTAGCATAGTGTGTTTATTATCTCTTGGATTTAAATTTATCTTTGCTCTAATAATAATGTTTGGTGTATCTAACTTCTGTAAGATTGGAATTATAAAATTATATCCCTCTGAAATAGGTCCGTGATTTTGTCTATAAAGAAGATTTGTAAATTGATAACCTTGATTATCTTCATCTTCTCCTGCTGCAGTTAAGACATGAGGATTATAAAACCAAGGAAACTCACTTCCCATAAAACCTTTCTTTAATGTTTGAAAGGAATTAAAAGAAACATAATTATCAATAACTATAGGAGACATTACCTATCGTTTGCTTTTCTATTTTCTGAAAGATAGATATCAAACGTTCCTTTAGGATATCTTTTTGCTAGTTTACTCATATTAATCTTTAGGACGTCTTTCATATCAATATCAAGTGCCATGCATGCTTGTGCCACGTACCACATAACATCACCTAACTCAATGATGAGATGTTCTTTATTATCTTCGTCCCATGGTTTTCCTTGGAAGATCATCTTCTTAATGATCTCAAGAAACTCACCACCTTCGGCATTGATACCAACACCGCTAGTAAGGAGACGTTCAATGTTAGCACCTTCACGGTCTAACTCGCCAATACGATCAGCGAAGTCAACGAAGTTTGTTGATGCATCAGA